CTGTATGGGAGTGCACTGTGGTCAGGGAGTGCACAAGAATCAGTATACACTTTCCAGGCTCAAAAATCTAACGTGCAATTTCTCGCGATCGCGTACGAGCATGCGTGCGAATGCGAGCGCGTCCTCAATCCTGGTGCACGTCTTCACGCGCTTGTCGTTGTAAGTGAAGTCGTAATACCAGACGTTGAACTGCTTGAAATCAGTCATCTGAAACACTCCTTAATAGTTTTGGAAAATCTTATAGAGCAAACGTTCCTCGAGGTCGTCGGTCTGCCAGCCCTGCCAGAACGTGACACCTTCGTCCATCGCGAGCATCAGTTCATCTGGCTTTAAGATGCCATAGTCGCAAAAGTTTTCGGGGAGCCAAAGGCCTATGCCATCCTCGTATGCTGTGAAATCTCCGAACACGGTGCCCTCGTATCTGTAAAGGTAATAACCGTGATTTCCGTGCATAAACTTCCCGATCAGCTCGCGCGTTCCGACGATATATGGGATTAAATCGCATTTGCAGGTACGCGCGCTTTCCGTAAATGTTTTAATTTTCTTGAATCTGTCGAGCGGGTCGAAGATCTTAACCTCGCAACCGATAACCTCGTCGTTTTCAATCTCGAGCGCGCTCCACTGGTATACGTTGCGCATGATTCCGGCTCTCCATACATGAATCGTGTCGGTATCCGAGTATTTGCACGCGGCCTCGAGCGACTCTTTGCGATCGTAACCCTCGTACCAGCAGAACGGATCTTTGCGCATGTCCTCGAAATCATTTTCTCCATTAAAGATGGTATCGCGGCTCGTGACTGTATACAACACGGTAGACATATCAAACTCCTTTTCCGTCTCCCTGCATTACAGTTATAATAACACTAACTGTTACAAAAAACAACTTGCAATTATAACAACACTCGTTAAAATAATAACCAAGTTCCAACAGACGAGGGAAAGGATCGTCATGAACAAGTCCGAAATCGAGAGCCTGTGGAGGGCATTGTGCGCAACCACGTGCAAGCCGGGCACGCATGCACCATATGACAGCGTGTGCGTACATAATCGAGTCGTCTACGCTACGAACAGTTATGTCCTGCACCGTGTCGAGGGCCTTTTTCAATCGGGTATGATCTTTCGCGCCCTCCACGGCAACGAGCTCGCGTATATCGATCGCACCGACGTCCTGGACGGCCTCCTCGAATACCGACCCGGCAACCGCGAGTTCTCTAATCTTATTCCCGACTACGACTCCGCAAGGATCATGCTCGCGCTGCGCCCGCATCGTGCGCTCGGCTCGACGGTGAAGTTCTATAGCGGGGCACGTCGCGAGTGTGCGCCCTTGGTCATCGTGAGTAAGACGAACACTCCCAAGGAACCGGTCATCATCACAACCGTTGTCCAGGGTGAAAGGAATGGGGGGAAATAATGAAATGGTATGAAACCCCGTTGACCGTTCAGTGGGATAACGCGCTCGAATTGTTGAAACAAGGTAGGGCCGAAGCTTATGCGAAGGTAATAAAAAGGGCGTATATCCTGTGCTTGGAGCGGGAGAAGCAGACGCGTTGCGATCTTGCAATGACTAGCGCGCTGTCGCATTACCAAGGCATCGACGCTTTGCTCCATATGGAGCAATCAAAGCTGCGCGTCATGACCGACGAGGACCTCGTGATTTCTCGAATGGGCCTTATGTGCGATTGTGCTGCGTTGATGCTCAACAGTGACAGGTCAAGCACGAAGCAAAAGTGCGCGGCCGCGCGACAGGCGCTCGATAAGATATTAAGGGAGATACAGCGTCGTATTTATGTCTACGGTCTCGATGATGGTTATTACTGGAGGTAGCGCAAATGTCCGAGAATATATTTGATGTACTAGATAACGCGTCGATTGTCTATAAAGAGCGCCTTCCTTTATCAGATTACGATAAAGTGCGCATTCAGCGGTTGGATAATGAGCGCTTTTTTAAACGTGATTTGTCTGCGCTTCTCATTGCGCGCGCAAGCGCCTATCACGTGATGTCTGATGAAGAGCTGTTGGCATATTTGAAGGGCGCCGTTTTCCGATTCAGGCATCTCCAGGTGTTGCGTGCGCTCGCGTGCTGCGCGGCGGACGAGGACGGGCGATTCGAGCGTTATACGCGCGAGATGCGTTGGTGCAATCAGGCTATCTGCCGCATCCAGCGCGAGCGCACGAGAAGGGTTATTGCGGATGTTGACGCGAAGTTACGCGAATGACATATACAATACCGTTAGGCTTACGGGACTCGGCAAAGGGCCGGGTCCCTTTTTTTCTGCCGGAAAGGAGGCAATGAAAATGGACGTCAATGCAGTTACGGATCTGGTGAGCAACGTGGCATTTCCTATCGCGGCTTTCGTGATGATGTACTATAGCAACACGAAGACCATCGAGGAGCTTCGCAAGACCATCGAGGAGAACAGCCTGATCATGGCGAAGCTTTCCGAGAAGCTCGACAATCTCAACGACAAGAAGGAGGTCTAGCATGAAAGACCGCATCAAGCGGGGAGGCGCGTCGCTCGCCGTGCTTCTCCTCGCGCTCACGGTGTGCGCGACACCGGCGCTCGCGTGGGAGGAGACCGACCATATCATCGCGAGCGGTCACGGCACCTTCGCGCCGCAGTATCTTGTGGTGCATTCCACGGGCAATGCGGGCGCGACCGCGTGGAACCATGTGCAGTACTGGGGTCGCATCGGCAACGACGCGTACATGTCGCAGTGGGTCTGCGACTGGACGGGCGACGGCACCGTTTACCAGGTGGCGCCGGGAAACGCCGTAACCTGGCACGTCGGCAACGGCAACTGGTACTCGGTCGGTCTGGAGATCTGCGAGGGCACCACGCGCGAGCAGGCCGACAAGTCAATCGACACTGCGGCTCAGTGGTGCGCCTACTATCTCAAAGAGCAGGGTTGGGGGATCGACCGCATGGTCTCGCACAACGAGGCGCGCATTAGATGGGGTGGTACCGACCACGTCGATCCCGACCCCTATTTCCAGCGATGGGGGTACAGCTGGGGTTGGTTTAAGGCGAAGGTGGCGAGCTATATGAACGGCACGACCGTCTCGGCTCCGTCCGCACCGGCGCCGTCCGCGCCGACCGCTGGCGCATCCGGCAGCGTCGCAGACCTTGCCGCGCGCGTCATGCGCGGCGAGTTCGGCAGCGGGGCACGGCGCCGCTCCGCACTCGGCAACCGCTACTCGGAGGTCCAGGCGTACGTCAACCGCGTGTATTTCGGCATCGCCTCGACTGTTGCGGCACCTGCTGCGCCGTCCACCGCAGACCTTGCCGCGCGCGTCATGCGCGGCGAGTTCGGCAGCGGGGCACGGCGCCGCTCCGCACTCGGCAACCGCTACTCGGAGGTCCAGGCGTACGTCAACCGCGTGTATTTCGGAATTTATTAGAACAACCGTTGACAGATAACGCACCCTTTTCCTATAATGCTCATGACAGCAACGGGAAGGGGGTGCTTTTCATGACAAACGCAAAGAAGGAGCGCGGTCGAATCGGACGCCGAATCCAGATTTGCCATTGCATCGGCAAGACAGTGGCCAAGGGCAAGCTGATTGATTTCGAGTACGACCTCTATGGCGATTATTCGGACCCGGTGAAGGCGACTAACACGCTCCGCCAACGATTAGGAGATTCGTTTATCTCGATCACAAGTGTCGAGATCGAATCGGACTATTACTCAATCCCCACAAGACTTTTCCTTAAAGTCGCTATGAACTACGCAATTGGAAAGGAACCTCATTATGATTAATGAAGATACTCAGCTCGCACCTATGGATAACTGCATTGATCTCTACACCCCCTCAAAATATTCCAGCATCAAGCCTACCGACGCCGCTACCAAGAAGCTCGTCGTGAACGCGATGAACAACGCCGAATCCCTGGCCGATCATGAGGGCGAGGTCCTCAACGTCATCGGCGTGTTCACCAAGCCGGGTATCCGCCGAGCGCGTGATAAGAACGCTGTAGATATGCCCTGCACCAACACCACGCTCGTGTGCGAGGACGGTACCGCCTATTTCTCCCAGTCCGAGGGCGTCCGCAATGCAGCCGATAATTTCATGGCTGCGGGCCTCTTCGACGAGGGCGAGATCGTCCCGATGAAACTCGTTTCGAGCGTGCTCCCCAACAAGAACACCCGTAAGACGCTCGTGCTCGTCTAGTCAAGACTTAACCCTCAACTCTCGTTGCTTTAATATCAGGCGGTGCGGTCCAGGCCGCACCGCTTTTATTTTGGAGGTCGAACCCTATGGCACGTGCGAAAAGGACATCAGATGAGGTATATAACGCGCGGCGCCGTGCCAAGCGACTGCTGGCGCGTCTGGAGCGCGAGGACGTGAGCGGCATGAGCACGTTGCAGAAACGCGCGCGCGCCGACTATATCGCGAGCGTGCGCGAGCAGATCTCGCAATCGTACCAGGGCACGCGGCAGGTTCACCAGGTGTCAGAGGCGCAGACGCGTACCAAGAAAGCAGCAGAGCGCCTCGACCGTATGACGACCGCGCCGCGCAAGGCGAGGTCGCGCGCCGCGAGGTCGAACCTCATATTCCAGCGCCAGATCAACCTAGCGCGATCGGGCGCCCCGAGCACGCTCGGCGATCGCGGCAGGGAGGCCGTATCGGTCTTCTACGCCGCGACGCGCCTTTTATGGCGCGGGAAGGACCCCAAGGAGCGCAACAGGCTGATCATGGAGGGGTTGGGCGTGACGTCGCTCTCCGAGGCCTACGACCGCGTCATCGGGGCCAACAGGAAGGCACTCGACAGCCTGGTATCGGCGGGCGCGCAGACGTCGCTCGTCGAGGGGCTGACCTCCGAGAACGAGGCATTCTACGGCGAAGTGGATTTCGACGCGGAGCTGACCGGCTCGGCGGTATGGGCCTCAAAGATCGTAATGTTCGGGTAGGAAAAAAAGGTGCGGGGATGGGATTCAAGTCGAAAAGGCCGGAGTTTCGGGTAGCGGCGAGCTACGACACCGAGACGTGCAATATATGCACCGACCGCGCCTATAACACGTGGCGCGCCTATCCCGTGCTGTTTATCGTCAACGATTTGCGTGGGTGCGACCTGCGAACCTATGAGCCTGGCGCGGGTCATATCGACTTCTATCGTCACGAGGACGAGATGCAATCTTGCATTGACGAATATATCGCCTGGGGCGAGCGCGAACATTTCATCCCGATCATCTGTGCTTACAACCTCATGTTCGACCTCCAGCCCCTCATGCACGACCTCAACGAGCGCTGGGACATGGAGGTATCCGCGCAGAGCGCCACGAGCGCCTATACCGTGGACATCGTGCGCGACGGGGCGGTCAAGCTCCGTTTCTGGGATACCTTCTACCTCGAGATGCGCGGACTCGCGAAGATGGGCGAGGCCGCAGGGCTCCCCAAGGCCGAGGGCGATTGGGACTACTCCAAGATCCGTACGCCCGAGACGCCTTTAACGCCAGAGGAGTATTTCTACGCCGGGCGCGACACCGAGGTCATCCCCGCGTATCTTCGCTACCTGCTAGAGTCCAACGAGTGGCTGCGCCCCGAATGGCTCGGCGTGCGCGTGCTTACCAAGACGTCGCTCGTGCGACAGGCTGGAAAGATGGAGACGGGGCGCCTCCGCATCCCCCGTGCCAAAGGCAGGCCGATCTCGGTGCAGGCCGCTTTCGAGCGCATGTGCGCCGAGGAGCTCGCGCCGACCTATGCGCAGTACGCGCTGCGCAAGGCCTGTTTCCGAGGAGGTTTCACGCTCACGTCGGCGCGCTACTCCGGCATCGTGCAGTCGAACGTATTCTCAATCGACGAGACGTCCGCGCACCACGCATATATCAACGGACATATGTGTCCGGTTCATTTTCGCGGCCTGCTGCCCCCCGTCCTACAGTCCATGGCCGAGAACGTGTGCTCGACCGGCCTCGATGCGGCGATGCGCCACTGGGAGGAGCCGTTCGGGTGCGCCTTCCACGCCCAGATCCGGTTTACGAACATGCGTTTGCGTGAGGGGAGCGCTTTCGAGTGCTGGGACATCGCGCTACTGTCCGAGGCGAAATTCAAGGCCAAGGGCCAGCTGGGCGACTGGGGCGGGCAGGCCGATCGCGACGGCGTGACCGCAGTGCGCGGCGCCGGATACGTCGACACCGCATACAACGGGCGTTTCGCATTCGGCAAGCTGGTATCGGCCGACTCCGCGATCGTCAACGTATCCGAGTTGGAGCTGTGGTGCATGAGCCGGGTATATGCCTGGGATTCTATGGAGGTAATTTTGGGGGAGGGAACCATGAGTTTCGTCAAGCCGCCCGATTACGTGACGCTGCTGTCGAACCTCTTCTACGCGCGCAAGGCCGCATGCAAGGAGATCCTGAAGACATACGCCACCGGCACGCCGTACGCGCCGGACATCCCCGAGACGATACCCGAGGGTATCGCCGCGCGCATCCGTTCCGGCGAGATGGAGCGCGCCGACCTCGAGGCATACTACAACTCGACCGTCAAGGGAATGTTCAACTCGATTTACGGCATGGAGGCGCAAGACGTCTTCAAGCCCGGTTACAAGGTCGAGGGCGGCGAGATAAGCGTCGACCGCTCGACCGTCGTGTCGCGCGAGACCTATGAGGCGCATTACGAGGATGCTAGGAATAAGCTCGTGCTCTACCCCTACGGTCTGCGTATCGTGGGAGGTTCCCGTATGGCTATCGTCGCGGCAATCGAGCTCATATACCGCGCGCTCGGCGAGCGCGTGCGCGTGCTGGGCGGCGACACCGACTCACTCAAGATCTCGTGCGATGCGGACGTCACCAAGGAAGACCTCATGGGCGCGCTCGCGCCGTTCCACGAGGCCGTCACGGCCTCCATCGACTCGTGCATGGGCCGCATCCGCGCCAACTTCCCCGAGCACGCCTCGACGCTCGCGGGCGTCGGAACGTTCGAGGTCGAGGGCGCGGCCTATCCGCTCCACATGGACGCATGGAATAAGGCGCGCGTGAGCTGGGACGGCGAACATGCGCACATCACGTGCGCGGGCCTGTCGCGCCCGACGGGTATGTACCATATCGAGAACTGGATCGACGACATGAGCGCCGCGCACGGTTTCGCCGAGGTCGCGCCGCGCGTGCTCGGATGGGGCGTGCGCGTGTCGCAGGCCGTTTGCCACGCGCTCGAGCACTACCGGCCCGCATCCGCCGACGTGCTTGACACGGATGTGACCGACTATCTCGGCGAGACCTCGCACGTGAGCGCGCACGAGTCGATAGCGCTCTACGCCTCCGACCGCGTGCTCGGCGATTCGGAGAAGGGCGGCAACGCGCGCACCGTCGCATATATGCGCGAGCGGTACGGGCGCGTCGTGGACACGACCGAGCGCGTCATCGACTACGACGGCGAGCGCGCGAGCTACACTTACATCGACGATGAAGGGAATGAGGTCGAATGGATATAAAGAAAGTTCACGAGTACTGTAACGGTTTCGAGTGGCGTGAAGTCACTGCGGATCAGCCGCCGTGCGATATACCTGTTATCGTGAAGACTCCGCACAGCTATCCGATGGTGGCGTTCAGGTGCAAATGCAACGGAAAGCCGCTGAACTGCTTTTACTCCCCCGCCATAAGGGACAGGCGCGTCGCAAATGCCAAATGGAGGCCGATTGGGGGCGCGGAATGGTAAACCTGAACGACGGCATACATTACAACTGGGAGAAGACCCTAAGCTATAACGCGGATATAACTATGGTCGTCGGCGCGCCGAACAAGGGCAAGACGTACGGCCTGCGCGCCTACGCGCTCAACGCCGCGATCAAGCGCGACGAGCGTTTCGTCGAGGTCTGCCGTACGCTCGACGAGCGCGACAGCGTGAAAAGGGGATATTTCGACAAGCTGACCGCGACCGACGAGGAGTTTGCGAAATACGAATATAAGTGTGAGAACAACGAATTTAAGTACCGACTCTCCGACGCCGAGAAGGGCACGCCGTGGAAGGTCTGCGGATACGTCGTCGGCTATGCCGAGATGCAGGGCACGAAGAAGAGGACGTTTACCAACGTCAAAAACATCATCTTCGACGAGGCTATCATCGAGAATATCGACGCCGCGCACACCTACAAGCGCAACGAGTGGAACATGCTCGCTCGAATCATCGACTCGTGTGCGCGCGAGGACCCCTACGACGGGCATCGGATCAAGCCGCACGTCTTCCTGTTGGGAAACGCGGTCGATTTGCTGAACCCCTATTTCGCGGCGATCGGCGTAAAGGGCGTCCCGCGATTCGGCTATACGTGGTACCTGGACAAGATGGTCCTGCTCCATTACGTCGAGCCGGACGAGCACGACCGTTACCGCATGGACAACACGCTTGCCGGACGTATGGGCCAGGTGACCGGATACACGAAAGCCACCTACGCCAACGACTTTGCCGAGGACGACCGCTATATATCGAAGAAGCCTGCACGCGCCAAGTATGTCATGGGATGTGTTCATATGGGCGACGAGTACGGCATCTGGATCGATATGAGCGAGGGATACTACTACGTGACCGGGAAGATTCCCAAGAACGCCGAGCCGGTATTCGCGCTCACGAGGCGCGACAACACGCCGAACCGCATTGCCGCGCAGCGCGCCGTGAAGACCCTGCGCGTCATCGTCCAGATGTATTACGAGGGCAGTGTGCTATTCGACTCAGTGAAGGTGCGCGAGGGATTCCTGGACGCGATGTCACTCTATGGCGTAAAATGACCGCGACGCCCGCGACGACTCGCGCGGAAAAGCGGCGAGTAGGGACGATTCGGGACAGTCACACCGTTCGGTCGGTGCCCGAACCCCGCACGCTCGGCGGCGTGTTTCAGCCGCACGCGCCAAAGTTTCGCAAAGGCGTTATATAATGGGCGCGATGCACAGGCGAAAGCCTGTTCGCATCGCGCCTTTATTTGTAGCTATAGAAAGGAGCTGACATGGACGAGGACGAGAAGCCCGACACCGAGGCCGACGACCTGACCCCAGAGGAGCAGGAGATCGAGGACGATACCGACACGTCCGGCGAGGAGGCGCACCGCATCGGCGAGTTCGACGACCTGCGCGACCGCCTGGAGCGAATCGAGAGCGCGCTCGGCAACATCACCTCGACGCTCGAGGCGATGCGCACGACCGCTGCCGCGATCGACATCGACAACGGGGCTGACGTGGTGGACGTCGACGGCGACGGCGACGCCGATGTCGTGACCGGCGACGGCGAGGCCGACATCATTCCCGACTACGACGATATGGATCTTGACCTGTAAGGAGGTTAATAGATGGCAACTGATAACACCACGATCGCGGGCCGCGTGTACCTGTCCGCGACCAACGATTTCCAGCAGCGCGTGCCCGACCCGACCATCGCGGGCATCGACGCGACGAGCAAGTTCCTATTCAAGCCCAACAACGGCCGCTATCTGAACGAGTTCATCGACGCGTACATCAACCGCGTCGGCGACCAGATCATTCACAACAAGGAATGGGAGAACCCCCTGCGCGTCTTCAAGGGCGCTGCCATGCGTTACGGTTCGTCCATCCAGGAGTCCGCGCTCAAGTGGATCAAGGCGCACACGTACAACATCGAGGATTCGGCACTCGAGAAGATCAGCCGCCCCGAGGCCGCCGTGTGGTATCACACCGTCAACCGCGAGGAGCGTTACGACATCACGCTCGAGTATCCCGATCTGCGCCAGGCATTCCTTGACGAGTATGGCCTGAACCGCCTCATCGACGCCGTGCTCACCGTGCCGCGCAACTCCGACAACTACGACGAGTACCTGTGCATGATGGCTCAGATGTCCTATTACGAGCAGAACTGGGGTTTCTTCAAGCACCACGTTAGCGCCGAGCCGACCGACGAGGCCACCGGTAAGGAGTTCCTCAAGGCAGTGCGCGCCTACGCGAGCAAGCTCAAGTTCCCGACCGCGCTCTACTCCCCCGTGTCGGCGGAGTACGGTATTCCCGTGTTCGCCGCCCCCGAGGAGCTCGTGCTTTTCGTCACCGCCGACGCCATGGCATCGGTCGACGTCGACACGCTCGCGGGCATCTTCAACCTCGACAAGGCCGACATCAAGTACCGTACCGTCATCGTGCCCGACATCCCCGTACCAAACGCATTCGCGCTACTCACCACCGACGCGTTTTTCGTGTGCAAGGATTTCCTGTACGCAAACGAGAGCTTCTACAACCCCTCGACGTACTCCACTAACTACTACCTCCACCACTGGGAGGTCGTGTCGTGCTCCCCGTTCGTGCCTGCAATCCTGTTCACCACGGACGCCGCGACCGACATCCCCACGCTTGCCCAGACCGTGACTGACGTCGACATCACCGCAGCCTCCCAGCAGCTCAAGCCCGGCGAGACTACGCAAATGACCGTGAAGCTCGTTGGTACCATCACGGCAAACGACCTCGGCGTGACCGTCGAGCCGAATGCCGTAACGTGGAGCGTGAGCGCCGAGACCGCCGCAGCCGACGGCGAGCCGATCTCGCTCAACACCGCGACGCGCGTCGACCGTCTTGGCGTGCTGCACGTCCAGAAGTCCGGCCTCGAGGCCGGTAACGTCCTCCACGTGACCGGTACGACCTCGTATGTCAACCCCTCCGGCTCTACCACGCTCCATACAAAGACCGTGGATATCACGATCGCATAGCCTATAATCGTTAGTGCAAGGCGCCGCGCCCCGCTCATGCGTGAGCGGGGCGCATTTTTTTTTATTAAGGAGGACATATGGGAGGTTTCCCGAACCTCGACAACGTGAACGTCTACAAGTACGACAACACGCTCGACTATTCCCGATTCAAGCCGACCGCCCGGCTCAAGATGTGCAACGTCCCCTGGTGCGGGGGCTACGACAACGTCGTCAAGTTCGACGACGACGCCGCGCGCGACGCATGGTTCGACGCGCTCGAGGGCGAGACCGTCAACCTCGACACCATGTTCAACGTAAAGCCCGACGGCGCGTCCAAGGTACCGGTTCCGGTGACGTCGGCCCAGGGATACAACTATCTCGTCGTGGACCTGCCGCGCATGACGAGCGACGCGCAGCCGCTCGCGTACGCCGCAGGCGATCGCAAGCGCCGCTATTACTATTTCATCCAGGACGCGCAGCAGCTCTCCCCAAACTCGACGCGCCTGATCCTCACGCTCGATGTATGGACGACGTATATCAACGAGATGCGATTCGACTACGTGCTGCTGGAGCGCGGACACGCCCCGGTTGCCGCGTCGAGCGTGGACGACTATCTCGCGAACCCCCGAGGCAACTGCGAATATCTGCTCTCCGATGATGTGAACACCGGTGGCGAGCCGTATGTCGAGACCGCGCGCGCCGTCAAGAACTACAGCGCCGAGACACAGCGCGCCTGCATTGCGACATACGCCGACCTCCAGGGCGACCTCGGAACCGCTGCCGCCCCGAAGGTGCCCGCGATTTCAGAACCGGACGTATCCGGCGTGCTCGCTCCGCGCGTGTACTCCGTAGCCGTGGGCGACCTCCAGCCGTTCCTGCGCGCGCTCGAGACCAACGCGCCCTGGATGAAATCGACCGTGCTCGGCGTGTTCTTCGCGCCGTCCGACCTGCTCACGCAGTCCGCTCCGTTCACGCTTTGGGGCATGTCGTTGACCGTGCTCGATGCAGTCCAGAAAATCGAGCCGTTCATGCAGCCGGGCGTGGCCGATTTCGGCTACCCGGCGCAGGCCGCAGGTTTCGCGAAACTGTACACATACCCTTACGCCGCAATCCGAATCGGTGACGAGCGCGGGCAGACCTCCACGGTACGCATCGAGGACCTCGGTGCAGACGGTATCCAGCTCGCGAGCGCCGTGAACCTCGTCATGCCCTATATCTCGATCGACGCGCGCCTGCTCGGCATCGCCGGCGCGACCGATTCGCTCACGTTCCAGACAATCGAGGGCCGCACGTACAGCTACGGTGGCGCGTGGGGCGAGTACCTCAAGAGCTGGAACCTTCCCGTGATGCAGGTCTCCCAGAGCGCGGCGAGCCGCGCGGCCTACGCGACCGTATACAGCCGCGCGCACGCGAAACTCGCGGCCGACAACGCGCTCGCGTCGTCGCTCGCGTCCAACGCGACCGCGTACACGAACGTCGACAACTCGGCGAAGAACGTGACCGACAACAATGCGGCCAACACAGCGGCGAACACCGCAGTCACGAAGAACGCGAACAACTGGGCGTTGACCGGCGCGAGCGCGTCGAACACAAAATTGAGCGCTGACTGCAATGCCGATAACGCGGCCTCGACTTCAATGACGGGATTGCAGAACGACGTCGTGGCAATCACCACGGCAAATAACAACGCAGCCGCGATCGCTAGCACTGCGGGTGCTGTCATCACGGGCGGCATAACCGGTGGCTCCACAGACGCCAAGAACGCCGCAATCGGTGGTATAGCCGATCTCGCCGTCGCGATACCTTCGGCAAACGCCGCTGCCGCGATCTCACAATCCAGCAATTCTGCGGCAGTATCCGTTGCACAGACCAACGCACTCCAGAAGACATTGAACGCCGCGAAATACACCGCTGCGGTATGGGGCGTCCAAAACAACGCGAGCACATCTGCGACCACGCTCCGAAACGAAGCGAGCACCAAGGTCGCGACCAACAACGCCGCTGTCATGCGCACCAACGCGGGCAACGCCAAGGCCACCGGGGACGCGAACGCGAACCGCGCCTACGCGACCGCTATCGACGCAATCTCGGCGGGCCTCAACCAGGCGGGCGTCGCGGCCCCCGCGCAGTTCGGCGCGAGCGCGAGCGGGCAGTCGAGCGCGACCGCGCCCCGCGCCCTGTTCGCCCAGGTCGTCACGCAGCGCAAATGCGACATAATGAACGCGGCCTCGGCCTTTGCCCGCTACGGGTACAGCCTCATGCGCGAGTTCAGTATGGAACGGATGCAGGTCATGCGCCATTTCACATACTGGAAGTGCGCCGAGGTATGGTGCAGCGGCAACGGCAACGCGCTCGAGTCCGCACAGGGCGCGATCAAGGATATACTTATTCGTGGCGTGACCGTTTGGAGCCGCCCGGAGGAAATCGGTCGCGTAAGCATCTACGACAATCTGTAAAGGAGGCACCATGGCAGACATCGACTTGAACGAGCTTCTAAAGGCCGAGACCTATCAGGGAATGACCGACGAGGAGATTAACGCGATCATCGACTACAAGGTCGAGCGCGCCAAGACCGACGCGACTATCAGCGAGGACATGGAGGCGCACCGGGCGATCATGAAAAAACTCATGGACGCGCAGGCCGAATCCAGCGCGAAAGTGCGCGCCATGTTCCAGGCGGTACTCGACGTGCCGACTATCTATAAGGAGGTGGGCGAATGAGCAAGGGACGCAGGGGCTACAAGCAGCGCCGCAAGTACAGGCCCGGCGCGCAGCCGACATACTGGCAGACAGAGGCATATAACCAGCAGCTTTTCGCCATGTTCCAAAACGACCTGATCGAGCTCGCGCTGTCGCGTTTCCGCTGGCTCAACCTCCCCGAGACCTGCAACGAGCGCTTTCTGGAATGGACGCTGCTCACCGAGGGCGCCGCCACGCTCGCGTTTCCCAACTCGGGCGACACGCTCCTCTCCCTGCGCACTGTCCAGCAGGGCGCGCCGAACATGTACGACGAGCCCCGCGCATGGCGCGCGATGGGCATCACCGGCAAGACTAACTTTATGTGCAACTGGGACAACGCCGTATGGATCTGGGAGAACCGGACGCGCTACCCCCTGCTCGTCAAGATAAACATCTGGGCGCGCGAGCTGACCGACATCATGCGCACGAAACAGATCAACCGTTTCCATATGCGCATGCCGTTCGTAATATCCGGCCCACAAGACCGTATGTACGACGTGCAGAATTTCTACAAAGCAATAGCGAACGGCGAACCCTACGTACTGGGCTATGACAACTTCCAGGACATCCAGACGTCCGCGACCATGCCGGAACGCGCCAAGGAGTATATCGGAGACAAGCTCCAGCAGGACTGGGCCAACACGTGGGATGCGATCTACCGTGAGCTCGGCATCGACTCCATGCCCTTTAAAGAGGAGCGCATGATCGAGGACGAAGTGAACTCGACGATGCAGCCGACCGAGCTCGCGCGAATGTCCCCACTCAACACGCGCCGCGCCGCGTGCGACAAGCTCAACGCACGTTTCGGCAACCGACTGGGCGCACAGGTAAACGTCGTCTGGGCCCGCGACAACCTGTCAAGCAACTACGATATCTCGCACCGTTACGACACGATGCTCGAGAGGGGGTAAACATATGTTCGATTTTCCCGAGGTGAACACAGACGAGCGATACGACTATATGACAATCACGCTCGGAGAGTGGCACGAGCTTGGGTTCTATAAACCGCTCGAGGATGATTCGTGGCGCTTCGACGCCTACAGCGACGAGCAGTACACGAGGCTTTGCACGAAATTCCTCAACCGCTTCTATGACCGCGAGGTGTCAATCACGGCGCCGAGCAGGTGGAAACGCGCATACCTGCGCAAGCTCAACGAGATCATGCCGAAATACAAATTGCTCTATGCGCGCATCGAGCAGGGGCTTAACCCTCTCCAGGAGTCACGCGAGCGCGAGAAGTCACGCGACATCTTCTCGGACTTCCCCGAGACGATGCTATCAGGTAACTCCGACTACGCGAGCACCGGCAACGACCGCGAGGCCGACACGATGCACGAGGGTAGCGTGGTGGACAAGAGCCTGCAATTCGCACGAGAATATCAGGACGTGGATGCTATGATTCTCAATGAGCTCGAGCACGTGCTTTTCACCTCGATACTCGTACCGACCGTCCCGCTTTGGTAAGGAGGTGAAGCGAATGTTTACACCGCTTCCGTTTTTCAACCCCTGGATGCTGACGAACCCGACACTCCCCAAACTGTACTGGGAGGTCAAGAGCCCCGAGCAGCTGATCGCGAACCTCTATTGCATCATCGACGCGATTAAAGACCCCCTCAACGACACGATTGAGCTTTCCAACAAGAACGCTGAGACCATCGAGAAGATCGAGAAGGTCATCGAGTCAATCGAGAACGGGCAATACTACGACCATTACATCGACGGCCTCGCGAAATGGATTGACGCTAATTTGCAGCAACTTGTCGCACGTCAATCGAAATTCGTATTCCCCACGTTCTATCCGGAATCGGACACCGGGTGCTGGAGATACGCGCTCGTCGTCCCGCAGGGCTGGGAGCATCTCGCATTCGACTGGATTTTCGACGAACGCGATAACACTTACCACGTACGTATCGACTATTAGATTAAGGAGCACCTATGCCTAACGTTTCCAACTTTGGCGCCCAGACCGATAACGCAGTCGTACAGGGCACCGTGACTGATCGCGCTATGGCCATTCCCGACATTCCCCCGTCGGGGCTTATGAGCGTGGGCCCGCGCGTTACCCCGCATTTCGTCAAACCGTCGCTTTGGTCCGCGCTCACCACGTATCACTTTTTCGACGCGGTACACGATGCTGCGGGCGCGTCGTATGTCGCTATCAAGCCGGAGGTCCCTGCGGGCACCGAGCTTACCGACGAGGGCTATTGGTTCCTTTGGGCTGATCCCAACTCACAATTTGCGGAGCTTAGCGAGCTCGTTAAGACCTTTAACGGGCGCATCACGCAGAATGCCGAAGATATTGACGGCCTGAAAACCGAAGTCGCGACTAAAGCGACCTTCTTCGACACGCTCGAGGAATTGAAGCAATCAGGCCTCCCCGTCGGACGATATGCGCACATCGAGCGCGTACACACCGGCAATGACAAGGGATTCGGTTTCTATAAGATCGTAAGCGAGAACGCACCGTTCTCGTATCAGATGTCAAACGGCCTGTTCGCTCAACTGCTCTATGACGATTCGACAACAGTCGATTCGTTCGGCGCGTACGGTGACGGTGCGACCGACGAATCTAATCTGTTCGAGGAAATTATTAACGCGCACATTCCCCTCAATCTAAACTCCCGAACCTACCTCGTAGCCAACTCTATAAACTGTACCAACGATTTGACGATCAAAGGCGTGTCACGAATAAGCAACTCGTCCAAGATTAAGCTGTCTAAGACTGGATTCATCAATGTTAACCAAAACGCAGTCAATATCACCGATGTAGTTTTTGAAGGGTACTCGGAAACTGACAAGACGGAAAACGGTATTATCAACCTACATACCGAAATTAATCTCACCAACGTCCAGGCGCGTTTTTTCAAGACGTTCTTGAAATACGCGTCTAACGTATGGGGTGGATTCGGCGCTTTCAATAACTGCAAAATCGTTTACTGCGATACTTTCATTAACGCACCGGATTCGATTAGGTTCAACCAAAATATCTTTACGGCTTGCATCTTCCAGTACTACCAAAATCTATTTGATTTGCAGCGATGCGAATCGCTCTATTTCAACGGCTGCGATTTCGAGAACGGGTTGGACGGGGCTTTTATTCTCGGTGCAGGAAAAGCACCAAGCGAATTCTACGGTGTCAAATTCAATTGCTGCTATCTCGAGGACCAGAAAAACCTTCTCAAATCAGCTTACGGGTGCAACATCATTTTTGATGGGTGCTGGTATTACAATAAAGATTCATTCCTTCTTGAGAACGTTTCGGGGAACGCAGCGAGAACTCTAATCACGTTCAGAAACAACGTGATGAACACCAAAGACATTATCAAAAACTCGACCATCAACGTGTTTTTCGAGAACAACACAGTCCAAGACCAGGCACTAAACACAGGCTTTACGGGAACAATTGCTCCAGCAGGTTTCAAAAACCTCGTTAACATTGAGAATGAAAACGAGGCAGTGCTCATTAACGGCAGTGCGAATCAAAACGCGCGTATCGCAGGTTTTTTGAATGCCAACACAAGCGCAGAACTTCCAAGCGCAGACAAAATCAGAACTACCAACACCACCCTTTTCGCAGTCATAAAGGATACCAAAAAGTTAATGTATTTCAACTCGAGTCAATGGGTCGAACTCGTTACAGCCTAATCGCGGCCTCCCCCATCAGACCCGGCACGTGTTTCGCGTGTCGGGTCTTCAATTGCACGTTAGATTTTTGAGCCTGGAAAGTGTATACTGATTCTTGTGCACTCC